GGCAAACTTTTAGAAGCCCGTCAAAACGACTACAAGGACGAATTTGTCCTCGTGATTATTTCGGCGCCGATCATTGTTTTAATTTGGGCAGTGATGTCAGACGATCCAACGGCAATGGACAAGGTAAAACTCTTTTTTGAGTATTTTCAGTCCCTTCCGAAATGGTTCACAAATTTATGGATACTTGTCTGCGCGAGTATTTTTGGTATAAAGGGAACGCAGATATTTAGAAACAACGGAGGAAAAAAATGAGACAAAACGGAGTAAGATCAAATGTTAGATTTCCATATGGAAAACCTGGCATGAAAAAAGGTGGAAAAGCTAAAAAACAAGGATACAAAGATAGAGAAGATGAATCTATCAGCGCTAGAATGGGCAAAGAATCTGGCAAGAAACAATCCTTTAAAGATAGAAGAGATGAGTCCTATGGAAAATGGGGCAAAAGAAAATCTGGTAAAATTAACAAGTAAGGAGATATATGGCTAATACTAGCAGAATGAATCGTTTAGAAGAACTTGGAAGAGTAGATGCAGAAAAAGCATATACTGGAAAAGGTAAAAGAAATCTTCGAGATGAAAAGAAAAGAATCGTAAGAGAACTTAAAGCCGGCGGTGGTCTTATAAAAGGCAAACCTAAACTGGCTAAAAGAGGCTGGAAGTAGTGCCAAGTTATAATTCAACAGCTAGAGTACCTTTTGCTAAAGGTGGTCAAGTTAAAGATAAAAATTGGATTCAGTCAGTTAACAAATCTATCAAAAAAAGAGGCACTAAAGGAAAGTGTACGCCTATAACAAAACCTG